GCACGACCATTCATCACAGCATACGCCTTACGAGTTTTCCAATCCATAATCGTTATGCCTTGAGGGTCTAAGCGTTGCACATCAATCTGTCCACTAACAGTCCATCCACATGACTCAGCAAAATATCTTTGCTCTAAGATATAACCATCTAGCGTACCCAATTCTAANATATNGTGTACCGCCCTACCAAACAGAGACCACACTTGTTTGGACACATCAACAATGATGTCATCATCATGTTGATAAGTTAAGTGGGCGATTCTAGGTGGTTTGAGTAGTCCAGTTGCAGATATATCTGCTTTGCCACGTGTGTAAGTGTCACGCATTACTGCCTTCGCATATACTTCTGGCAAGTTAGTTTCGTTACTGTACTTCATTTACACTCTCATTGGGTAGTTTTGATTAACTCTAACTGTGACACCCACACACCGAAGTGTAGATAGACTACACTTGGTATATAATACTAGAGATATTATAATGGATTGTCAAATACTTTAAATAAAGTTAAGGAATATAATAATAAATGAGTAGAAAAGTTTACCAATGCATCAAGGGAGAATGCGTATCCAAAGCTAATTCAAGGAGACTGGTGTACGTGGGGGGTAAGCCAAGATTTATTAAGTCAAAGAAAGGATTAGAATTTATCAAGACAATAGAGGAACAGGTTGCGCCCTGTAAATTTTTAGAGGGAGACTTACATGCAACCATAAAAATATATTACTCAAGCAGGCGACCAGACTTAGATGCTTCTCTGGTGTTGGATGGTCTTGAGGGTATATGGTTTAAGAATGATAGAGCGTTTAAACGTATCATCACGGAGAAATATCTGAGCAAAGAAAACCCTAGAGTCGAGGTGTCTGTTGAAGAAATAGAGTGGGATGAGTTAGGCAGTACCCATAAAACAGGAGAGTAAAATGGGTACGCCCTTTAAGGTTAGCTGAAAGGAAAGGGTTATGGATTAATCCCTTTTTAATTTGCTAACCTTAATACAATATGTCAGCTTGGTTACCAATATGAGCAGTTTTTTTTAAAAAAACTGTAATGCATTGTGTTTTAAGAGACGAAAATACCCTCACAGGTATGGGTAGTAGGGGTAGAAGCGCAGAAAAAGAGGGGAGACAACTCGAAATCCCCCCCCTTTTAACTGGAGTATTGATATGGGAATATCAACAGAGAACAAGGAGTATGAAAAAAAACCTTGCACTCCCACACGATTATAAATTAATATGGAGAATAGACAAGTCGAGGGGTAAGACCATAGGACTTGTCAGAAAAAAGGTTACTATGGGATGCGTACATAACCTAATGCGAGACCGAAAGATTGAACGCAGTACGCCTTAAAGCACTATGAATTTAAGTATGTAGCAATTAAATCACACACCAAGAGTGCGGTAGTGTGATGCCATAGCGGAGTCCGAGACGATTAGCATATGGATAGGTCACACCCATACAGAAGTATGGGATGTGAAACCTATGCCAAAGCTTGATCCTCAACGAAAAGCATAGATTAGAATGGCATAACTATAAGGGAACATATGAAAAAAACTGGAGAAAAATATGGGAAAAAATTACGCCTTTGAGGGTTACGTTCTCAAACTAACCCAAGCTGACTACGATAAGTGGTTAAAAACTTTCAAGAACATTCCTAATTTAGATGCTGTCCTCATGTCGAGAGACGTGTGGCTATCCGAAGAAGCGGATGATGCGGCTCGCAAGAAATGGTACATGTCCACAGTTAATTACCTCGTCAATGTGGATGCTCGCTTCAAGGATAAGAATAAGAAGGATGAGCAGGGCAGAAGATTAGGCGAAGATGGCAAGCATATATTTAAGAGGATGCCATGAACGAGATAGCCTTAACCAAAACCATAGACCAACAGTTAGCCGACAAGGGCATACAGCTACGCTCATACGAAACCGGACAACACAAAACCACGTGTCCGGAATGCTCGCATCAACGCAAAAATAAAAGAGACCTTTGCCTATCCATAAATATCAACGAGGAAGGTGCAAGATGGCGGTGTCATCATTGTCTTTGGGAAGGGAATGCATGGAAGGAAGCTTTACGTAAAGCACCCACCATAAGAAAATCTGCGCCCAAAAAACCCTCAACCATACCGAATACAAAAAGCATTAAAGGTATGTGGGGAGAGAAATTTTTTGAGGAAAGGGGATTGAGTTTAAACCACGTGAATAAGTTTGGCGTGGGCATGGCATCACACTTCGTGAATAATAAGAGACAAGACTGCATAGCCTTTGTTTATAGGAGTGGAGAAGGAATCCCCACCAATATAAAGTTCCGAACCGCAGATAAAAATTACGCTCAGTTACCTGACTGCGAGAGAATTCCCTACCTGATAGACTGTTTAAACGAGGAAGATGATTCGATCCTNATCTGCGANGGCGAGATGGATGCGCTTACATGGAAGATGGTAGCCGAGAATGTGATCTCAATTCCGGATGGTGCGAGTGACAGGAAGATGGATTGGTTGCAGACCTTTGATGTGTCTAAGTATAAACGTATTTATCTAGCCTTAGATAATGATGATGCCGGAATACAATGCCGAGAGGAAATTGCTAGGCGCATAGGCAGAGAGAGGTGCTTCATTATCAGCTATCCGGAAGGATGTAAGGATGCCAACGAGGTGTGGTGCTTAGAGGAATCGGCATTGAAACAATGCCTAGAAAGTGCAGAGCCTTACCCAATCAAGTCCTTATACACAGCGAACATCTTCATGGAAGAAGGCTTACAGCTATACAGAGGTGGGTTAAGGAAAGGATTGTCCACGTGCATAGCAGGGATGGATGAAATCTTTTTGGTGCGACCATCAGAAGTAACCATAGTGAGTGGTGTTGCTAACTGTGGGAAGTCAGAATTCATAGATGCAGTAGCGGTCAACATGGCACGTGAGCATGACTACAGGTTTGCTATGTGTTCCTTCGAGAATCCTGTGAGCGAACACCTCAACAAGATCGCAGAGAAAAAGGTGGGTAAACCGGCACGNAAGGGATACATAGAGCCAATGGANGANGAAGAATTACTNGATGCGTATGATTGGATAGCACAACATTTCTTTTTTATTAGGGCGGAAGATGAGAGTCCGACTATTGATTGGTGCTTGGAAGCATGCGTGTCAGCAGTTCTTAGGTATGGTGTAAACGTGGTGGTACTTGATCCTTACAATGAGTTCGATCACAAGAGACCAAGCGGTATGACTGAAACAGAATACGTTTCACAGATGATGAGTAAATTAAAACGCTTCGCACAGACTTATAGCGTACACGTATTCTTTGTAGCGCATCCGGCTAAGATGCGTAGAGGTGCGGATGGAGAGTACCCTTTGGTTGAGCCTTACGACATAGCCGGAAGTGCAAACTTTGCCAATAAATCTGATGTGATATTAATAGTTGAAAGGGATTTTACCAAAGGCAGTAAGGAAGTACGCATACATACAAAGAAGATGCGGTTTAAACAGTCCGGTGCAATCGGACAGGTTGACTTAGAGTATGACGTGGTAAGTGGTAGATACCACAAACCATTCGGTTACCCAGACACTACTTTTATTTAGCTTTACGTCTGGTAACGTTAATCTTTTTCTTCTTAGGTGCTTTGCCACCTTCCCACGCTTCGTTAACGTCTGGTGTGGATTTGTCGTCAGCTTTGTATCTACCTTTAATAGTTCGTGTTCGCTTGGGTTTCTCCCAAACAGTATCCTTTCTCCATTCCTCTTTAGTTGTTTCTTTTTTTCTAACAACACCAGTTGAATCCGGTTTCATTGGCTTAACTTCTAGTTGCGGAAATGAAAACCATTTCTTTAACCACTTTTTAAATGTCATCTTAGGCATGATTGTTTCTCCTATCTTTTATTACCTGTTTTTCCACTTCATAATCCAACAAAGCATCTTCCTGTTCACGCTTCATACGTATAAGTTTATACACGTATTGACGTGAAACACCTACAAGTTTAGCGATCTGATTGCCATTCAACCCTTCCTTATGGAAACCAAAGATGGCTTTGGTTCTCTGTCTGCCATCCGCAGTATTAGGTTCTTTGCAATAGCTATCGTACTCGTCACGTGCTAGGTTAAGTGCTAGTTGGTATCTGATTGTGGAAACTGGTACAAGGAGTACGTTAGATATTTGCGCTAACGTGTCCCCATCCTTGCGTAAATCTATGGCTTGGTCAAGCCAGTATGGACTCTTATTTCTTCTAGGCATTAGTGGATATTCTCCCTGTCTTTAGCTTGATCTACTTCTAGTTGTCGCAGTATTTTTACCTGCTCATCAAACCATTCTGATTGTTCTCCGGATAATATCTGCTTGGCTACTAAGTATTGGTCGTGATTAGCACCAAATAATAAAGGGTTTACATTGTAACTTCTAGCTATATCAAAGATTTTTTCCAATTCTTTTTCTCTTACTTTGACGTGTGCTTCTCCTTCTTTTGCGTATCCGGACACGAAAACCATTTCTTGCTGTGCGAATCTTGATTCAATATCTCTGCTCTCATACATAGCACCTGTTTGTACTTGTGCATAGAGGGTAAGATTAATTCTGTCACGCCTAGATAAAGTTTCAACATCTGCACTAAAGTTTTCTCTGCCTGTAACCTGTACGTGCTTGGGTTGGATAATGATTTCGCTTTCTGATCTCTCTTGATAGGCACATATCACATCATTCTTTAATGCTCTACCCCAAAGGACTATAGCAACACCATCTACTGCCATGCGTTGAGAAAACTTTTTGGCAATTTGATAATCAGTTGTCCATGAAAATCCATGCTCATTGAAGCCATGACACCCACGATAGATGGTCATTTCATTTGGCAATACTTCGTATAGTTTTCGGGAATTTGTCGGGAGTCTGTTTAAACGTTCTGGGCTTTCCATCCTCTCCAGTTGTGTGCTACGTTCAAACATTTCATCTATCAAGTGTATATCTTGACTAGGATTTTCTGACTGCATGTATAGGGAATGAAACAATTCCCAGAACACAGCGTGTGATAAGCCTTCGTGCATATCATACAAAGCCTGTATTCGATAAGGCTTGTCAATGATCCATATGAAATTGTTTATATCTGTAAGAATTTTCTTATCTTTTTTATTCATAATTTATTCCAGTAAGTGCATGACTAGGGTTAGAGGTTGCCTATTTTTATTCTAACTTTGGTTAACTGCAACACCTAGCCATGCTTTATTAGTGAGGACATGTGAGAAAAATATAAACCCATGCCCTCGTAAACCTTATTTAACATAGGGTTATCATATACTATTGTAACCTCTATGTTAAATGCTTGGTGTGTTGTACTTGCCTAAGAGATAATCATAATGTTGCTTCGCAACCACGACTCCCCATAGACAGTTGCTTTCGAGTGAACGCTGAAGCCAATCATTTGTAGCGTTTAAACGTTGCTTCAGTAAAGACCTTTGCTCAATAGAATCAAAGTCTATGTCCATTTCCATTGGCTTAGTTCGCCAGACAGTCAGCTTTTCTGGTACTGGTTGCTTCATACCGAACAACCTATGCTTTCTTTTGTATCAACACTTTTCTGTAAGAAAGAAATCAATTCTTCCCTACGCTTTTCAAAGTATTCAACACACTCGTCATGTGTCCACCCTTCATCTTCGTAGGCTTGCTTTAAGAATTCTTTTCCTATATCTAGGTCTGCACCTTCGATCACATCAAGGAATTCTTGTGCCTTTTCCGGAGACATATCGCCCTCGTCATCTATATACTTGGTCACATCATCCCACCAAGACAAGCCTAACGCCCATAACAAACTGCCATGATTGTAGCTGTCCCTGTAATAGACCTCGCTACTGTAAAGCTTGTTAAATAGTTCGCCTACTTTCTCTTGTGCTTTGTTTGCTTCATCACTACCTTCTGGTAGTGCATTTCTTTCCTCTATTTTTTTATCAAGTTGAGGTTNGTACTTGAGTTCGTTTTCTTTAAACGACTTATTCATGTAAAGGTCTGCACCCATATCATTACTCCTTTTTTATTTTGATAAATCTATTTCTTCTAAATTTATCTGTTAATTTAGACTGCCATGTATCACTCCCATATCCTTCCGGATATTTGACAGTCTCCTTATGTGTAGAGGTATCCTCTACAATCACACGCCCATCATTGAAGGCAGTTTCTATAATGCCATCATGTGCATGTAAATACTTAGGTGTACCGCACCATTTCACGTACTCTTTTTCATAAGCAAGCTTATGCCTTGCCTTTTCTATTAGGTCTGCATACTCGGTCATGCTTTCACTAGGCTTACACCTACCTCTGTTAGCACATCCATAACCTTGTTATGTAAAAGCATGTTAGCTTCTTTCTTAAAAGCATAAGTGCATGCGTTGTCCAAATCTTTAGCAGTTATGTTGATGCATCCATCAGTTTCAAATTCTATGGTAAGAGTTATCTTACCGCTTGGAAATCCTTCCATTTCTCCCCCCTATTTTAGTTCAAAATTAGTTAGCACAGCACACGTACCCACTACAAGATCGTTTCCTACTATGTAGCCATGCTTTTCTTTAAATTTATCATACATGATAGTGGCTATTGGATTCACATCCAGATCATATATCTTGCCTTCCTCATCTATGATGGCATCACAGTCGTTGCCTTCGTGCAGAACGTTGATGTGTTCAATCATGCCACGTGATCTGTTATCCGCTATCCATGATTTGATTTCATCAAAGCTAGGATACTCATCATAGTGCAGTTTAAATTCCTCTATGTCTCCATTGTCTAATGGCTTGTATATCTGCACGACATACTTCTTGTCCTGTTTAAACACTTCCTCAAAGTTATCATCAAATGTTTTACTCATCACTCATCCCCTGTTTTTTCTAGCAGTCCATCCATCATGCCACACTCGATAAACTGGATCGTTCTTATCTATTTTCCCATCAACCATTTTTCTAGCGACTGCTTTGATTCCTTCCTTACGCATCAATGAAGCTAAGTTTATGGATTCTCTTGAGGTTAGGTCTCCAATCGAATCGCCTTCTTCCATGTCCTTTATGAGTTCTTTCCATTGGCTAACCCTAGAACCATACCTAGTAGGCGGTATCTTTACGCCTTTATCTATTTTATATTTCATCACTCATCCCCTGTTTTTTCTAACTTAGTTAATATACCTTTCAAAAAAACTACCCTTTCTTTTATTTCCTTTCTGTCCTCATAAGTCCAAGAGTATTTTCTGATTTTATAATCACTTGCTACTGTCGCTTTACTTAAGTTAATTTCAACATTACTTATCACTTCTTCGAGTTCTTTTTTATTAAGCTTCATTCATCCCCCACTCTTTCGCCACCGCCTTGACTGTAGGCAAGCAGAGCGCAGACACCAGTACC